TTATATGCCCTCCTTCGAGAGGGGCCGTTAGCTCAGTCGGTAGAGCAGTTGGCTTTTAACCAATTGGTCGATGGTTCGAATCCATCACGGCCCACCATTCTCGCGGCCTGTAGAGCATCTACAGCTCTGGCCTGTCCCACGAACAGCTTTCGTCCCATAGAATCAAACTAATCATTCTTTTTTGACCTCTTTGCCACCGGCATTACTACCGCCTTTCGCCTGTACGTCTTCCGCGTAGTTTGCGCGCTTCCATGGTCAAGCTGCCGCTGGGCGTCTTCGTCCGTTGCTGCGTCACTGGCTACCTTTGCCCGCAAATCATGCTCGGTGAACTTCTCTGCTAAATCTGTCTCAGCTAGCGCTTTTTTCATTGCTCGCTGCCAAAGCGAATCAAAGCCAGAAGTTGTGCCGGTTTCTTTAATGTATGGCTGGCCCCTGCGCGTGCAGAAAAGCCATATTGAGCCGATAGGGCGGGGCAGTGCTTGAATGTCGTCCAGAGCTTCGCGCAGCCCAGTAGACTCGCATTCGATGAAAAAAGGGAAAAGCCGCTTTCTTGCCTCTTGCCGCTTTTTGCTGGTTTTCTTCCTGGGCTCGATCAGTAGGCCGTCTTTCTGAATCGCTGAAATCTTAATGCTCAGCATGTCGCCCTTGTCTTGCCCGAGCAGCATTTTTAAATTCACGTAAGCGACAATAAACGGCGGCGCTGCAGACAGAAACTCTTCCAGCTCCCAATCTTCGACGTATCGCGTTCGGCGCTTTGTTGGGAACTTCACAACGCCCTTGTTGACCATGGGGTGAGCATCAATCGCGCCCCATTCAATGCACTTCGTGAAGACATGGCTCAAAACCTCATGATCTAAGTTGTAATGCTTTTCGCTGAGATTCTTAGCAATGTATTCTCGGTACTGATAAATCAGGCTTGGCTTGATCTGCCGTATTTTGACGCCTGAGAAGCCTTGCCTCAGTCTGTTGATTGAGTAGCCGTTACTTCTTTGCGTTGCATGGGCCTTTGTCGGGACGACCTCAATCAGGTATTTATCAAGCGCCTGCTCCATGAAGACAAGCCCGCCTCGGTCGTATTCCTTCATTCGCCCAGCATAGGTGCGGTATGCCTCAGCTTCGGTTTTGCCCAAAGTAAACTCTTTCTTGCCGTCCCATAAGTACTCCATGCCTTCTGGCACACGGTATCGCCAGGCACCATTTTTCCAGCGCCAGCGCTCGGGGTGCGGCTTGTTTATGTTTAAGCGGTTTTTGGGTGTCATGCCGGATTATCCAGAAAATTCAAACTTAGTTTGGGTTCATTTTCGGCTGGATCATTGGCCCCCATTGCATGCTCAAATGCCCTTCGAGATACAATAGGGTAGCCATCGGCGGCGCGCCTGCATACGATGCCGTTTTTTGTCAGCCATTTAATCTGGAATGATGGCTTGGCGTACCCGGTTATTTGCTGCAGTTCGGGCCTGCTGATAATTAAGTTATTCATAAGCGCCCCTAGAAATGAATGTCATCATCAAAATAATCTTCCGGGCCTTGCGGGGACTGAGCTTGCTGTTGTGGAGACTGGCTCTCGCTTTGCGCTCCGCTGCCTTGTTGCGCTCCGCCAGCCTGTCCGCCTTGGTCGCCACGGCCATCCAGCATTTGCATTTCGCTAGCAACAATTTCAGTGCTGTAGCGGTCTTGCCCGGTTTGTTGATCCTGCCACTTACGAGTTCGCAAAGACCCTTCTATATAAACCTTGGAGCCTTTTTTTAGGTACTCACCCGCAATTTCAGCCAGGCGATTGAAGAACACCACTCGGTGCCATTCTGTCCGCTCTTGTTTTTGACCGCTTTGCTTGTCAGTCCATGACTCGCTCGTGGCAAGCGCTACATTTGTGACAGCGCCACCAGAGGGCAAGTACCTGGTTTCTGGATCGCGCCCCAAATTCCCGATCAGGATAACTTTATTGATTCCTCGTGCCATTTTTGCTTCCCTTTTTATTTTCGCATGAAGGCTCACTGCTATATCCAGCGCCTGCGAGCCAGAATTTAAACCCGTTAAATTTGCTTTTGTGTTTTGCGGCTCCGCATTTTGCGCAGACCATGCAGCCTTGGCTGCTTCTGTAGCTATGCATTAATGGCCTTCCTTGTCTCGATGTATTCTATATTCGCAATACAGTTTCAGCTTCTGATAACTCAACGCTAATTAATACAGCGGCGTTGGCGCGTGATCTAGCCCACGCCATTGCGTCATATAGCGGCATATCACTATCAAGTATTGCAGTTAGCTTAAAGCTAGCGCCCTCAGTAGTTGGAGAGCAATATGTTGCAGTTACCACTAACTTGCCTTTCTCTGCCTGGCTCATTTTCACTTTCCTTTTGTTGTTTAATTACTGTTAATGCGCTGTTATACGCCCACCAAATCCACCATCCTAAAAATTTTAATCTGTGCAAACTGAAAGTTTGGTGGGTATAATCCTCCACTGGCTTTGCATTCAACCAGAACACATCTTCTGCCGTGCGCGCCTTTTGGTAAAATCTTATGGATTAATAAATCCATATAATCATTACCACGCAATTTGCACCTATCTCCCTTTTTTAGCTTTGACATATGAACCTCCGGCGCCTAACAAGGCGCTCAAAATCGACCGCGATGCGCTGCTGCTGCATCACTCAAAGCGAGGCCGAGCTTTTCAACAAGAATCCCGGCGTTACACTCCCCGATAAAGTCAGCTACATTGGTTTCTCGGTCGGTCATGATTATTCTCCTGATTTAAGTTTGAAATAAATTTCTTGCGCAGCGAGGGTGTCAGCCATTGCGCTGTGAGCATTAACCAAGTCTTTGCCGCAAATCGCTTTATAAGCATCAACAAGCTTAGGATTTTTACCGCCCAGTTCTTTTTGGGCTATACGCATAGAGCAGTGGTGATTATCTTTAATTGCCCACTTTTCCATTTGTTCTTCTGTGAATTCTTCGTAGCGCTTTAGAGCAATTCTGATAATGCGCTGATCGAACGTTTTATTGTAAGCGTTTCGCTCGGCTTCTCCGGTTATAGAGAGGAGCATACTGACTGCATTAACTTCAGAAATACCATGCTCTAGCGCGTATTCAGTTGTGATACCATGGATGGCTGCAACGTCATCCGGTATTACCCATCCGTCAGGCTTTATGATTACGTTCATTGATTGTATTTCTTCGCCGGTTTCGGCATTAGCCAGAATCCCAGCCAATTGAACGATGTGTGGCTGCTCCGGAGAGTCACTTGGAATCTTCCAGTCTGGAATGCCGGTTGTTTCTGTGTCGTATGTAAAAATTGTATTCATGGTTGCTCCGTTATTTAATGATGACAGCGCTTAGCCGCCAGGATTGTTAGCCTTCTGCTAGCGGTGAGATTCGCGCAGCTTCATATACAGCAAATGCTTTAATTCTTTTTTCGCCCAAGGGTATGGAGCAGGCCCATTTATGCAGCTTTGAAACCGCAATATCGAGAGCCTCAAATGCTTCACGATTCAGGCTTATTTCTGTCATGCTGTCGGGATGTTCATCTGCAGTAGACTCAGCGATTATCTCTCTCTCGTCCTGGTGCTTATAAACTTTTTCAGCGTCACCTTTAATGCCTTTATCTGGCGCTATTGGTTCCGCCTCCTTCTTATCAGCAAGATCCTTATCTTCTTTTTCGCGCCTTTGTTTCTCGTCAGCTTGGGCCTTTTCACGCTCCTCATTGCGAATTCGCTCACGCTCTTTTTCCGCCTTCGCTTTGGCTTCACGCTGCGCCTTGGCCTCTGCTTTAGCTTTCTCTTCGGCTTTGATGCGTTGGCGCTCTTTCTCGATGCGATCCGCTTCTGCTTTTTCGTGCTCAGAGATTCGCATCTTTATTAAATTAATAAGGTCTTCGTTGTCTTTGAGAACCAATTCGGCGCTATCTGCAAATAAGAATTTATGCTCACTGGCTAATTCAGAGAGGCTATCTAAATTAGTCCGCGCAATGCGCGCTTGCTCGCTGATAGCTATTTTAAGATCGGCAACAGCACCATTCACAGCGCTTTCTATTTTTTCAAAGTTGCTGCGCCCCTTCATTAAAGAAGCGTAATCAATTGCTGTGTATGGGATTACTAGGCCGTTAACATCATCGCGAAAGCTCGAAAGATGCGCGCTTATTTCATCATTTGCAGAATTAATAATTTCCTGCTTCTTGGCTTCTTTAGCATCTTTCACCTGGCGCTCGCCGTGGGACTGCATTTTCTGCAGGATGGAATCAGCTTGTTTAACATGGGCCTGAAATTCATCCAGACTTACAAACTGAGAAACAATGGCTTTGGCTTGCTCTTTAAGTTCGGCCCTGGCTTTTTTAACCTGCTTATTGAATTCTTCTTTATCTGCAAATTGTTGATCGGTCGATAGCTCGAGGCCCATCTGCTCTTCTGCTAATATTTCAAGCATTGGCAAGTAGTCAACAAAGTTTGTTGTGATTAGTGAGCCATCAACTTCGCATTCAACAACAGGCAATGATGCTGCCTTAGCTAAAACCGGAGTTTTCTTAGCTTTAATCTCGTGCGCTCCACAGTCGATATCAAACTGTTTCCAAGCCGCTACAAGCTCTTTGCGGCGCTTTGGAATAGAACGATATGTCATTTCTTCACGGTTATCAGTAGTACCGTCCGAACAGGTGAAACGCACCGATTTTGATTTAAGCACGATACATTGGTGCTCAAGCTGCCAAAAAAAATGCGGCTCCAGCACTTTGTTTATGACGTTTTCAGCTAGCGCCTTATTCCAATCTTTATGCTCCCACGGCTCCCCTGTGTCGCTATTTACACCATCCAGCGAAGCAAGCAGAGAAATTCCATCGATTTCTATTTGCGCGACAAGAGGAGATAAATCAATAAGCTCTTCAAATTCTATGATTTTACGCTGCTGCTCTTCATGCAGGTGGCCGTCATCATAAAGTTTTTGCTTGAATGCAGGCGTGGGCGCTTTTTTCCATCCGGCTTTCAGGTCAAGCAATTCATCCCTAGTCATGAATTTTGACTCATTCATGACAACTGGGGCTTCACTTGCGCAGTAATGCTCAAGCCTAGTAACTTTCCAGTGCTCCGATCCTGGAATTAAATCTAGTATTTTCATTGTTCGCCAACCTTAATACATTTAATTGTTTTAATTTGCCCAGGGCTTAAATTTGCACCTTTGGAACTCAGAAATCCCAGTATTTGACTTGATGTTTTAATGCCGTCTTTGATCGCTTTCGACCAGAGCGGCAGATTTGTATTAAAATCATCTTGCGGATAATAAGGGGATTCTTTTTGCTGCTCATGACCGCTACCTTCAGGCTCTACGCCAAGTCCTTCTGCATCGTCATCTTCATCAGAAACAGTAATACCAAGAGCCCCAGTCATCGTGTATCGCCGAAGGTAGCTTACTGTTGAGGCAACTTGCTGGATTGGATTCTTTTTGCCACTGTTGTCGGCCGCACCGCTCATTTCAGTGCGCTCTTCATGGCCGTCTTTGTGGGTGATAACGCAGGTCACTGTGATCATCAAAGGGTCATGCTTTTGTTCGTATCGATACGACAAGCCATTTTCAACAAGTAGCGGCTTGATTGCTTTGGCAATATCTTCAAGCTTGGCGTACGTGTATTCAGTGCGTCCGCCTCCATTGCGATGATCAAAGCCAGCCTTGCCTTTTTTCTCAATAATCGGAAGCTGAGACTGAAACCGTGAAAGCCCTGCAAAAAACATCTTGCGCGCCTCCCTTTCTTCAAAGTCGTTATGCAGCTTAACCAGCTTTTCGATGCTTTGAATATCAGCTTTATTCGAAAGCGCCAGCTCCATTAATTTCATGTGTCGCTCTTGATGAATGATCATCGCTGACTCAGCCTGTTCTTTGGTTATTAGTTCAGCCTCTTTCATATTTCGTTTCTCCCGTCCCATAGCTCTTCTGCCAACTCATAAGCCGCCAGCCACAGCAGTTCCATGTATTTTTCATGGGCTGCTTTTAGTGCTTTTTTACTATCCGGTATAGAAAATCCCTTCATAACTTCGACGTGCTTTTTTTCCATCTTCTCAACTCGGAAAAGTAAATCTTCTTCAAAGTTGTATTTGATATTATTGAACTCAGCCTCGCCGTTCTCGATTATTGTTTCTGCGAACATGCCCACGAAGTTCTCTTTTAACGCTTCATTGTCCACTCGCCGTTGATGCGCGTTATCAATACTTGCGAAACCATCCATTAGAAAATCTCCGCATGAAATTGAATTGATTTATTCTGCTTTCTTGCTGCATGTTTGCGCTGGTAGTTTTTAAGCCGTGATGCATTTTCAGGACTGAGTGAGTCGCAACGAAAAACGGTTTCTGGATAAACGAGCATTGCGCCACGATTTGAAACGCTGTCAACAAGCCCGGTTTTGGCGCCGATGTCGTCGAGCACTGCTTGGAGCTCGCTGAATGGCTTGCTGATTAAGGTGGGGTGTATGTAAATTGCCACTTTATTCCCCTTTCTCTATTAAGTTGCCGCTAGCAATAGTTCCACTTTTTAGCTTCCTGCACGAGATGGCAAGTTCTGATTCATAAGGGAGCCTATGATTAATCATTCCAGAAAAAATCCTCAGTCTTGCAGATATGTCTAGCTTCGCCTCAATGCCCCAGCCAGCCTTAATGCCACAGCCAGCCTCAATGCCATCGCCAGCCTCAATGCCA